CGTGAGAGGTGACCTGAACGGGCTCGAATACCCCGACCTGCTTGAGCACCCTGATGAAGCGGGTACGGTTCTCAGGCATCTCGGATAGACGCCTGGCCTCCGCCACCGCCTCGAGCTTGCACCCATGCTCATGCTGGGGCGCCCTGCCCCCGTCGACCGACACGAGGTAAGTCATACGCAGCTCCTCAAGTCAGGAGCCTTCCAGCCTTCGGGCTTGCCTATCTTGCCACCCTCAAGGATCACGGGCTTGCCGTCCACCAGCTTGGCTTCGTTCGATGCGAGCACGAGCTCGTCAGCCTTGGGCTTGTCGAAGTTCGCCATGTAGGCCACGCCGTTGCCAGTCACCTCGCTGTCGCACAGGGCATCGAGTGCATCGGTGCGCATGTGCACAGGGATGTAGACGAACTGCTCCTGCTTCTTGAGCTTGGTGGCGAACCACTCCAGATCGAGACGGGTGCGGTCCAGCAGCTTTGCGTAGCCCTCGCTGTCAGAGCGAAGCACCTTCAGGAACTCGCAGAACTCCTCGAGATGGCAACCGATCTGCACCGATAGACCTGTGTCGTTGGGCGTCTTGCCGCAGGCGTTGAGCCAGTCGGCTGTGCGTTGGTAGTTAGACATCAGTCGCTACCTCCAGCCTTGGTCTCGGCGAGCTCTTGTTGCGCCGCCTGAATCTGCGGGATCGCTTGCTGGCGGATGTTGTTGATCAGCATGTGCACTTGCTCATAGGGTGCCTTGGCAAGCGCCGCTAGGATCAGGCCCACATCGTCTGCGGGTAGGGTCAAGTCAACTTGGTTCATGTGTTTCTCCGATTAGGCTTTTTTCCAGACGGTCTTGGGCGAGCCGTGGCACGTAGCGCTGCGTTGCTTGGCAAAGCCAGCGGCTACCACGACCCCCTCACGGGCCATCTTCTTGGCAATGAATCCCCACGCACGGTTGTCTGGCGGAGGGTGGAACCCGAGCTTCTCAGCCCAGACCCGAACCTCCTCCGTCATGAACCCATCGGGGTGTTGCATGGCGTACATCTCAAAGAGCTCTTGCGCCGAGGTGGACCAGTCATTCGACTCACGGTCAGCATGCGAGGCGGCGAGCAACATTCCTGTGTCCGCGCCCAACTCAGCTAGGTCTGCGTTCAGTGTGTTCATCGCTCGATGCCCTCCAAGCGGTCAGCCACCAGCATGGCGTAGCCAGCGATGTCCACCCACGAATCCACGTAGTTGGGATCGCCGTTGACGATGCGACCGATCTTGTGACAGATCATGTCGAGCGCCTCCTGCTGGTCATCAGCCAGTTTGTCTAGGCGATGCAACTGACGGTGACCACGAATCACGTCCTTGAGGCTGGTTGTTACGGTGGCGTGGTCTCTGAACTTGCCGTAACGAGCGCCGCGCTCCTCGAGCACTTTGGTGACTTGATCAGGCTTGCTCATTGGCAACCTCCTTCTTACCGCCGTACTGCTTGCGCAAGAAGGCGTCTAGGTCTTCCTTGTTGAACCGCCACTGGCGACCCACCTTGCCTGCGGGGATGCGGCTCTCGCGGGCCAGCTTGCGCAGGGAGAACACGCTGATACCTAGGTAGATAGCGGCATCAAAAATCGACATCATCTTCAGCCTCCTGCGAGCTTTCGCTCTTGAGTTTTTTGAACTGTTCGCAGAACGGGGCCAGCTCGCAATAGTCCTCACACCTACGGTTAGTGCCGGGTCTCTCTTGGACATGGTGACCAGGAGGGATCTCGCCCAGCTCAGCCAGAATGGGGACAACTTTCTTGGCTCGCTTGCCACCATCTTTCATCAGCGCATAGGTGGTGCCGCTGTACCAACGCTCCTCATCGGAACACTCGACTGCCTCGCCAGACTCGGCCTTTTGATGCAGGCCGATACGCTCGGCGATGAATGCCTCGGTCTCCTCGAGCGACCACACCTTCACGTCAATCGTGGCGATGGGTTGCTTGGGGTAGTCCTCGTTGCGCTTGGCTTCAGCCTTACGCCAGTCACGGAAAATGGCAACGATCTGAAGACGGTCTACCCGATAGCCATTCTTGTGAGCCAACCAGCGCAAGCAATTGAGCTGCTCTTCCCAAGATAGATCTCCAGTTGCTTTGAACGTCGAACAAACCTTGTAGTCCTGCAAGACACCGTCTTCGAGATGCAGGCGGTCGAACTGACCGCTCAACTTCCAGCCGCCGATGTCTGCATAGAGACGCTTCTCGACCATCGCCGATGTTGCGGCGCGTTCAAGAATCGTGTGTACCGCCTGCCCCAAGAGGGAGAAGATGCGGTCAGAAACATCCTCGACCACTACGGCGTGATGCTTCTTGTAGAGAACTCTGCGTTGCGGGGAATCAATCAGCTTGGTAACCGAGATATCCCCACCACCTGTGTAGGGGTCGTTCTTGACGGCGTTGTAGATCGCGTCAGGAAGGCCGTGTAGGTTGGTGAGGTTCATGGCTTACCAATCGACGTTGCCGCCGCCGTTGTTGTTGCCATTGCCGCCGCCGTTGTTGCCTGCGTACTTGGGATCAGGCAGCTTCAGAGTGCCGGACTTGAATGGGTTGCCGGCCTTGCTCACACGGTTCCACACCGCCACGTCGTACTTGGTCCCGTCAGGGAAGGTGACAGTGCCGGTCTCGTGAGGGGCTTTGTCGCTCTTGCGCTTGTTGTTGGCGAAGAGAACGATCTCGATTTGGTTGTTGTAGGTTGCTGGCATGGATTACTCCTGGGTTGCGGTTGCTGTTTTTGCCTTCGACTGAAGGCGAGTGATGACTTCCTGGGCTTTCGCCATCGGAAGCATGTTGATGCTCTGGATCTTGTAGGCCGAGCACACGGCATCCAGATCAATGGAGGCGGCTGCCGCCAGCTTCTCAATGATCTGAACTTCGTTCTTGGTCACGAGGTTGGGGGCAACGTCGTGAGTGTGTTTGTCTGCATCGTTGTCACCCTCGGTGGGGATGCAGAAGGCCTGCATACAGGCGTACTTGTAGGCGGCTGACATGGCTTTGTTGGTGGCCTTGTCACCCGAGTCCATCGCCTCACCCACCACGCTGATGGTGTGGCTCGAGCCATCGACGGCTGAGACCAAGGCGAAGTCCACGGCGACCGTCACATAGAACAGCGCACCGCCCGAGCGGGTCTGGCGCTCCAGCACCTCACGGCTCTTGACGAACGGCAAGATGCAGAGCTGAGCCTCGGCAAGGATCGGGGCGAGCGCGTTGTACACATCGTCAATGCCGCGAAAGGCGTAGCCCTGCTGGTCGTTCTTGCGGTCTTTGGAAATGCCTTGCTTGGCGATGGTCGCCATCACTTGTGCGATGGCTGTGTAGACGTGCTGCATGGCAGCAGATTTCTCTGGCATGGGGATTTCTCCGAGGGTTGGTTGATGGATGACCTAGAGATCTAGGCCACTTGACAAGCTCGTTGACTTGTGAAGCGTATTGTATCTCTAAGTTTTTGTTTGGATATCAACGTAAACCCTAACCTCGTCCCAGATGGTTGGGGGCATAATCTCAACTGCTTGGTTTCCTGGGCTACTTAGTCGCTCATCAGCGATTTCTAAGCGCCATCAGGCTGCAAGTACGGTGTGTATCAGGCGGCAGAAGGTAAGGCAAGGCTTGGGTGTATTCAGGCTGTAGCCCAGAAGCCAACGCAAAAACCTTACACACCTCGCAAAGAACTTTTCATCAACACAAAACAACTCGGAGCTACATGAAAAATTTTTCTGATTTCGGCATCGACCTGAACGGCAGGACAGGCGAAGAGGTCAAGACGACCTGCCCTGAGTGCTCGCATACACGCAAGAAGAAGAACTACCCGTGCCTCAACGTGAACACCTCCAAGGGTGTCTGGCACTGCCACCACTGTGGCTGGTCAGGGGGCCTGGGTTCTGGCGTGATCAACCGCTCTGCCCCACCCAGCAGGCGCGTCTACCACCGGCCTGACTTCCGCCCTGCGGCGCTCACCGCCAAAGCCCACGAGTGGTTCCTGTCTAGGGGGATTACCACCGAGGTGCTGGTGCGCAATCGCATCTCACTCGAACGGGTGTGGATGCCCCAGATAGAAGACGAGGTGACCGCCATCGCCTACCCCTATTACAAGGCTGGCGAGGTGGCCAACATCAAGTACCGCGATAGCCAGAAGAACTTCAGGCAAGTCGCTGGTGCGGAGAAGGTGCTCTACAAGTACGACGACATCTCGGACGAACTCACAATTATTTGTGAAGGCGAGATGGATGCGCTGTCTTTGGAGGTGGCTGGATTCCAACACGCCATCTCTGTACCTGACGGTGCGCCCGAGGTCAGGGCCGAGAACTTTGAGAAGAAGTTTGAGTTCCTCGATGACGAGCGGCTCGACAAGGTCAAGCAGTGGGTGCTTGCCGTGGACTCGGATGAGCCGGGCAAGAAGCTCGAAGACGAGCTGGCTCGACGCCTAGGTCGTGAGAAGTGCCTGCATGTGACGTGGCCCGAGGGGTGCAAGGACGCCAACGAGGTGCTCCAGAAGCACGGCGCTCAACGCCTGCGTGAGTGCATCGAGGATGCCAAGCCGTTCCCTGTCGAAGGGGTCTTCTCGATCAATGACATCGAGGATGACATCAACAGCATGCTCGAGTTCGGAATGATCAAGGGCGAACCCACGGGTTGGGAGAGCGTCTCGAGCCTCTACACCCCTGCCCCAGGTCAGTGGACTCTGGTGACCGGCATTCCTTCGATGGGCAAGTCCGAGTGGCTCGACGCCCTGACGGTGAACATTGCCGAGAACGCAGGCTGGACATTCGGCGTGTGCTCACCCGAAAACCAACCGATCTCTTGGCATGCCGCAAAGCTCATCGAGAAGCGCATGAACGAGCGGCTGGTGGCAGGTCAGGTCAACCAAGCCAAGTTCCACGCCGCCAAGGAATGGCTCAACCAGCACTACCACTTCATCATGCCCGAGGAGCCAAGCCTCGACTCGGTGCTCGCCAAGGCCAAGACATTGATCCGCCGCCACGGCATGAAGGGTTTGATCATCGACCCGTACAACGAGCTCGATCACACCAAGCGCAAGGACGGCGTCTCCGAAACGGAGTACGTGAGCCTGTTCCTCACCCAGCTACGAAAGTTTGCCCGTGACAACCAGATCCACATCTGGCTGGTGGCGCACCCATCCAAGCTGATGAAGGACAACAAGGGTATCTACCCTGTGCCTGACGGCTATGCGGTCTCAGGCTCGGCGCACTTCTACAACAAGGCCGACAACATCATCGCCGTACACCGCGACACGAGCAACCCCAACGCTCCGACCGAAGTGCATGTGCAGAAGATCAGAAGCCGTTGGTTAGGCAAGCGCGGCGTGGCGTACCTCAAGTGGCAGTCGCAGTCCGGTCGCTTCACCGAGTACGCAGGAGCCTACTCTCCACCAGGAGCCGACCAATGACCAAGCAAGAGATCGACGCCTTCCTCAAAAGCGACCTGGTGGTGTTTAACCGTTGGAAGTTCACGCCTCGCCAGTGCTTGGCGCTGCATCTTGTGTGCTCCCACGGCAGCATTGATGAAGCAAGCAAGGCAACCGGTATCAAGGTTGGAACCCTCAAGTGGCACCTCAAGCAGGCTCGCCAGCGCCGCAAGATGGGTTGGACTGACATCCGCATCTACCTGATGTGGCACCTGTACGAGAGGGGTGCTGCGTGACATTCAGAAGCCGCAAGCTGCTCGACCTGGCCCGAGGTCAGAGCTGTGTCATGTGCGGCGCTTCTGATGGAACGATTGTGGCTGCGCATAGCAACCTCATCGAGCACGGCAAAGGCATGGGCACAAAAGCCCACGACGGTATGACGGCATGGCTCTGCCACCGCTGTCATGCCGAATACGACCAAGGCAATGGCATGAGTAAAGAGGAGCGTAAGCAATTCATCATGACTGCCATCTGCCGGACTTATCAACAACTTTGGAACCAAGAACTTATCGGAGTAAACAAATGAAGCAAGAGCATCTGAAATCAAACATGGAGATGGTGCGCGAGGATATTGAGTCCACGCTCGCCAACATCCAGAGCATCAAGGGTATTCAGCACCGCAACTATGTCGAGACCCTGCTGCTCGCCAACCAGGTGCTCGAGGCATCCATGATGGCTATCAGTCATATCGAGGACGACCCGATCCTCAAGGCGGCGTTACGCACGGCGGTGCAGCAAAACATGGCGGGGATTCTCTCGCTCTACCACACGCAGTCTGGCTTCGGCAACGATGACATGGAGGGGCTGCTGGCTGATGGGGATCGCCTGATTGCCAACTTCAAATCATCTGCCAGTGCTGCGGTACAAGCCTCCCGCTCTGGCTACTCGATCAAGGAGTGAGCATGAGCATCGGAGCAATCGTAAGAGGCGCAGGATCTCACCGCATCCTCGCCGCATTGGCAGTGCGTCAGCTCACATCCAAGGAGCTGAAGAACGTGGTGGGTGCCATCAATGGAGTGGCGCGGTTCGAGGGCGAGTACATGGTTCGCCTCAGTGGTCACGGTTTTATCGAGCGTGACGGCGACACATGGCGTCTAACCCTTCTGGGCTTGGAGAAGCTGATGGCTCTCGGCTCACCTGATGACTCAACCCGCAAGGCTGAGACACGAGCATCAACCTGGAAAGACCGCCCCCCTTACGACCCTAAGAAAGACCTGCACACCTACGTTCGCCAAGGCTCTGACGATGCCTTGAAGCTGCCAAGCCGCATTGGCAACAATCTTTATTACCGTGATGGAACCACCAAGGAGATTTGAAATGGACATTGATGAATTGATTGAGCGCTATCGCCAGCTTGCTGACAGGTACGCACCCGCAAGAGCTGCTCGCGGCTACCTCGAGGACTACAAGAAGTCTTGCCTTGCCATGTTGATGAAGGAGGCAGAGGTGAATACCCGCATCAGCACCATCTCGGGCCAGGAGCGTGAGGCTTACGCCCACCCCACCTATGTGAAGCTGCTCGAAGACCTGAAGGCTGCGGTGTTCGAGGAGGAGAAGATCCGCTACCACCTCAAGGCGGTGGAGATCGAGATCGAAGTGTTTCGCACCAAGAGCGCCAATGAACGCGCAGAACGGAGGGCGTATGGAGCCTGACCATATTCGTGACGCCACGGAAATGGTTGACCCTGACGAACTCACCATTGCCTATATGTCGGGGCTGCATGAGGGCAGAAAGGCGGAGCAAAAGCGCGTCGTCAACCTGCTAATGATTCAGCACGAGGCGGCAAACGGGGCACACAACTACTGGAAAGTTGCAGCAAATTTAATTCAAGCAGACGTAGCGAGTGACACATGAGCACATTCCAAATGAAGACTACCGAAGTGACTATCGAGATGGACGGCCTGCACATCACCACGGTGACAAAGCCTGAGCCACGACCACACGAAACCATTGACCCAAACGAAGCACAGATTGGCGACTTCCACATGAGCCTGTTTAC